TGAATAGAGTTTTTGTCGTTCAAGAGATGCCCAACCATGACATTTCACCTGCCATGAAGTTTGGGAAAATCGAGATCATTCTGCCGTCCAACGCCCAGATTGCTTTTTCTACTACGCCTTCGGTTCGCCGTATGCGCAGAAAGCTGATGGACTTTGGTGACGATGATTATCTTTTATTAACTGGTGATCCTGTTGCTATCGGATTGGCTTGTGCGATAGCATCTTTCAATAATGGTGGTCGCTACACAGCGCTAAAATGGGACAGGCGGGAGTATATTTATATCCCCGTTCGTATTGATGTAACTGAGAGAGGAGAAAGTGATGAGTGATATGAATGCCCTCTTTGAAGAGGACGCAGGTGCATTGCAGGTCAAGAATGAAGACTTGTCTTCCGTAGGTGCGTTGGCTAAACGTGCAAAGCAGCTGGAAAAGGAAATCGACGAGATTGAGTTGGTCTTAAAGGAACGCAAGGACCAGCAGCGCAAACTCTTAGAAGAATCGATTCCCGCCATGTTGCAGGAACTGGGCATGAAGAAGTTCACCATGGCCGATGGCAGCACCATTGAGATCAAACCATTCTATGGTGCTAGCATCAAGGAAGAAAATCGTGCCGTTGCCTACGAGTGGCTTCGCAAGAATGGCTACGATGACATTATCAAGAATACCGTCTCAGTGCGATTTGGTCGGAACGAAGACAAATTGTGCGAGAACCTGATCAACCAACTCCGTGAGCAAAGCTATCCTGTCGAGCAAACGGAGAAGATTGAGCCCCAGACGTTGAAAGCATGGGCGAAAGAAATGGTGGAACGCGGCGTCGAGTTCCCTACCGAAACCTTTGGTCTGTACACAGGCCACAAGGCGACAATCAAGTCAGCTTAATCACGAACCAAGGAGAATGAATCATGGCGAAGACCGAAATCGCAACCAAGAAAGAAAACGCATTGACCGTTGCAATGTCCTTTGAAGAGGACGCAGCCGTTGGTGGCTTTGACAATATGGGTCAGGAAGATTTTGCATTGCCCTTCCTGCGTCTATTGACAAACACCAGCCCTGAAGTTGGCGAAGTTGAAGGGGCAATGCCGGGAATGATCTACAACACAGTAACAGGACAGCTTTACGATGGCAAAAAAGGCATTACCGTCATCCCCTGCGCTTACATCAGGCAGTACATCGAATGGGCCCCACGTGGCTCGGGGTCGGGCGCACCGGTCGCTATCTATCCCGCAACGAGCGATATTCTTAGCAGAACGCACAGGGAACCGGGCGATAATAAAGATTATCTCGACAACGGTAACTACATTGAAAACACTGCCAATCATTACGTGATGATTGTTGGTGATGACGATGTGCCTGAACCCGCACTGATCACCATGAAGTCCACGCAGTTAAAGAAGTCGCGTAAGTGGAACAGCATGATGATGTCGGCAAAGATGGTAGGTAAGAACGGCCCTTACACACCACCGATGTTCTCGCAACTTTATCGCCTGACCACTCAGGCAGAGTCGAACGACAAAGGCAAATGGTTTGGTTGGGAAGTCGAGCGTATCGGCGCGATTGAAGAACCGAACCTGTACCTTGCTGCGAAAGGTTTCTCTCAGAGCATCAGCTCTGGTGAAGTCAAGGTGAAGCATTCTGCGGATGACATCATGGAAGGTAGCGGTTCAGTGCCGTTCTGATTGACGGGGGAAAGCAGATGCCGAATGCGCATGTGGGTAATGACCGAAGGGCAACCGTTCGGGGCTAAGGTGCAGCGAGTACCCCACCTTTTTATAGAGATAGAGAATGGCCGATATAACAAAATTCAAAGCGATATTCAGTGGGCTGGATATCGCCTATGGCACATACGTCATCAAGGGCGAACGGGGAGATGGCAAACAAAATGGGCAAGCTACGGTTGTACGTAAACCTCCATCGGATGACCTTTGGGAGCGTCACCTTGATGGTGTTGAGCCTTCCCTTGGTATTATCCCTATTCGCGCTGACAATGCTTGTATATGGGGCTGCATCGATATTGACCAGTACCCTATTGACCATCGAGGCTTGGTTGAGAAGATAGCGTCACTTAAGCTCCCACTCATCGTCTGCCGCAGTAAATCTGGCGGCGCTCACTGCTTTTTATTCACCACTGAACCTATCCCTGCGCGGGAGATGCAAGACTATCTGAAAGCTTGCGCTGCGCTGCTGGGCGAAGCAGGGCGAGAGATATTTCCCAAGCAAGCAGAAATTCTCGTGGACCGCGGAGACACGGGAAACTTTTTGAATCTTCCCTACTTCGCGGGGGATAACGGGACACGATATGCGTTTAACGCGGATGGTTCGGCAGCGACACTCGAAGAATTCTATGCGTTGTATGAAGCGTTCGCACAAACTCCTCCGCTTGCGTTCCCGGAAGCACCCAAGGTTGCGGAAGCGCCGATTAAAGATGGTCCCCCATGTTTACAGGCTCTCTGTAGTCAAGGATTCCCAGAAGGTACTCGAAATAACGGTCTCTTCAATGTTGGCATCTATCTTAAGAAGCTTGCGCCCGCAAGTTGGGAAGATAAAGTAGTCGAACACAATCAAAAGTATTTTGCTCCACCATTACCTAATAACGAGGTGCAACTTGTTATCAAGCAATTGGGGAAGAAGGATTATCGTTACAAGTGTAAGGATGCCCCGCTCAATTCGTTCTGCAACGCTGGTCTATGCCGAACAAGGAAATATGGCATCGGCGGTAATGGTCCTGATTCGCCGACACTTTCATCGCTCTCAAAGTATGCCAGTGAGCCACCACTCTGGTTCCTTGACATCAACGGTCGGCGGATCGAACTCGAAACGGACAGTCTCTTTAATCAAGCTGCGTTCCAGAAGGCGTGTCTTGAACGGCTTAACCTCCTCCCGCCCACGCTTAAAAAGATGGATTGGGAGAACATGCTTAACGGACTTCTCAAGGAGATGGTTGAAACTGAACAGATCTCGGAAGCCAGCGAGGATACGTCGGTTACGGGCCGTTTCATGGACCTCCTTGAAGAGTTTACTACGCACATGCAGCAAGCCATGGACCGTGAGGAGCTCCTCATGGGGAGACCGTGGGTTGACGCTGAAGATGGCCGGTGTCATTTTCGGATAAAGGACCTCGATGCGCATCTGCTGCGCAACAACTTCAAGGGAATGACTGCACCCAAGATGGCCCAGCGACTGCGGGACATGGGCGGCGAACCTATCAGCCTGTTCCTGAAAGGCCGAACCGTGCGCTGCTGGCGTATACCTGCGTTCGCAAAACAGGATGCACCATTTACTACAGAAACAGTCCGACAGCAGGGGAGCCCATTTTGAAGATTCCACGTATGCCAAAGCCGCCTACGCTGTCTTCCTTGCGTCCTGCAAAGCGGACCGTGTATCGCGGGTCAACTAAAAAAGTGGCAGCAATCGATCCCTTGCCTCCGATAGTGAAGGTAAAGGGCGTGACAGAGAAGAAAGACCGTCTCACGCATATTGATCACATAGAAGATCGCTTCATCAAAGAAGGCAATACAGGTCTGTTCTACACATTGCGGACGATGACAGAGGTCCACAATATGCTCGTGGCGTCAATGGAAGATAGACACTACAAATCAAGCGCCATCATTACGGAGAAGTTTGATGGCAGTCCTAGCATTGTGTTTGGTCACGATAAAGCAACAGGGAGATTCTTTGTTGCTACAAAGTCCTTCTTCAGCAAGACTCCGAAGCTAAACTTCAGCGAAGAAGATATTCGCTTAAATCACGGCTACTCTTCTAATCTTCTAGATAAGCTGACCGCGGCACTGAAGTATCTGCCGAAGATCACCCCCGAGACGGGCATCTTTCAAGGTGATTTGATGTACGTGCAGGGGATGAATGTCGAAATGGGCACCGATAAGATGTCCTTCACTGCAAACACCGTCAACTACTCATGCTACTCCGACACCTTCATGGGCAAGAGAATCTATGATTCTCGGATAGGTATCGCGATACACACGCAACACATTACTGATCGGCATATACCTGCGGACCTTACGCTCTTCAATAGAGATGAAGATGTCGTTGTCATTGACCCCCGGATCAATATCAATCGTGCATATTACCCTGCGGAGCACCAGAAAGAGTTCTTGACGCTGCTACAGGAGATCAACAACACGCCATTAACGCAGTCTGAAGTTAATGAGGTAATGCGGCACTCGGTCAAGTTGATGCAGTACATCAATAAGATCGTTAAAGGCACTGCGGTCCCGCGTGAAGAATCAGAGTTTGCTTCACCTGTATTTGATGCCTTCTTTTTTGTGCATTCGCATCTGCAAGCAGCTAAGAAGCTGTTGAACAATGCTTTATCTAGCACACGGCAGTTTTATACAGACATCAATGGCCAAGAGACCAAGGGTGAAGGCTTCGTTGTTATCTACGAGCAGAGAATGGATAAGATAGTGGATAGAGAAGAATTTAGCCGACAGAACTTCATGCGGCAGACCGGGCTGAAAGAAGGTGCGAAGACCACCATTTTTGCCTATGCGAGGATGAACCCTCCTACGCGGGGGCATGAGCACTTGATTCAACAGGTAAGACAGCTGGCAAAAGAACATGACGCAGGGCACGTTATTGCGTTGAGTCCTTCGCATGGTGTAGATAATCCATTGCCCGCCACTTTAAAGTTTGAATATCTGAAGACGTTGTTCCCGGATATTAATTTCTTCATGAAGAGAAGCACCGCGGGTTTTATTAGCAGCCTATGTGATGCCTATGAGGAGGGAACAGATCATATTATTCTTGTGTCGGGGGACGATAGGATGGAGTCCTATCAAACTTATCTTGAAGCGCTAAACGGCAAAGATAGTTTCTTCCACTTTAAAAAGATATCGTTCGTTTCCGCAGGGGCAAGGAACCCTAATGGAGAAGGCATTGAAGCCGTCTCTGGTACAAGAGTTCGCCAATACGCCGCCGATAACAAATTTGTTGAGTTCTTTGAAGAACTACCCAGTACTGCCACAGAAG